ATATTTTCGCCTGTTTGTTTAGCATAAACATTGCGATTTTTTCTATCAAAATATCTATTGCTGACATTATTTCTATCAGAAAATCCAGTTGTGATTACTGGTATCTCATCAAAACACATACCTACATCTGCCCACTTCGCTTGGTTAAGATACACTTCTTCTTTAAGATCATTCATATTCACTCCTTTAGGAATGTTGTGTGCAAGTGTTATCATCTGCAAACCTCCTGAATCAGCGTGTAAATTATGAATAGAAGGTTTAAAATTACTCAACCTCTCACCAAAATTACTTTCTGCCCATGCATTATATAATAATGAAAAATAATGACCAGGTTGATTTTTAAAAAAGTGATTAAAAATGTTATTGATCAATTCAACACTTTTCTGATCATTTATTAGAATTGGATTTGCCAACCTCATAAAAGAAGTGCCTGATGCTACATATTCTAATTTCATGATTTTAATATCTCTATAATTAATTTAGCTTCTGCAATGGCATCATGTAAGGCGTTGTGATTGATACCAGTCTTCTGTAATTTTTTATTAACAATATTTGATAATGTTCTAAGGCAATAAATGTCCCAAAATTTCCAAGGTAAATGTTCACCATCTTTTTTATCTTTGTTATAACCAACAGCATAATATGCAGACTCTAATATTGTTATATCAAAATTAGCACCGAAACCCCATATTGGACTTTTTTCTTCATAGAAATCGGTAAGTCTATGTAGTGCTTCAGGCAATGAAACAGGATCTTTTTGCCATGATTCTCTTGCTTCTTTGCTCTGTTTTGTCCACCATTCAATAGTATCCTTATCGAAATGTAAACCATATTCTTTACATGAAGCAGGATCAACATTTACAAAAAACTCTTCAAGAATACCATCTTGAATTGTGAATTTAACTACACCAATAGAAACTATACATGCATTAGCACGAGTACTGAGTGTTTCTAAGTCCACTACAAATTGAGGTTGATTAGGTTTTATGATCATCGGGAAAAGTCTTGTTGAAGTTTGATGTTATCGAAAAATTCCTTTTTAGTACTAGGATCATTAAAAAAACTTCCTTTAAGAACGGTAGTTTGTGTTAATGAGCTATGTGCCATTATACCTCTATTAGTGCAACACCCATGTTCCGCTTGAACATATACTCCAACATTTACACTACCTGTAGCTGTCATAATTTCACGCGCAATATCATTACAAAGTTCTTCTTGTAATGTTCCTCTTCTTGCACACCACTGAGCAATTCGTGTGTATTTAGATAAACCAATGAGTTTTTCAGCAGCAATAATACCAATATACGCTACACCACTAACAGGTTGATGATGATGAGAACACATTGAATTGAGTTCGCTACGTACAACAAGCATGCCTTTGTATCCATCATCTACATGATTAGGAAATGCTGTAGCATTTGGCATTGCGTCATAACGTCCTGACATAAGTTCGTTCACATACATTTTAGCTAGTCGCTTAGATGTACCTTGAGAATTAGGATCATTAATACGATCAATAATAAGACTATCCAGCACACTTTCAAATTTGGAAGACAATTCTTTTATAAGAAGTTCTTTTTCACCATCGTAGATGTACTCAGAAACATTATCCGAAGCAAAAAATCTTTTATTTGCTTTGACCAAACGTTGTTTTATATCATCACTTATCATTTTCTATAATACCTTCTTCCCAGTTTTTAGCTAAAGATTCTGCATACCATTTGCTTCTGTTTGGTAATTCACGGGCTTCGATTAAAATGTTGTCCTCAAACATATGTACAACATACATGTGATCGGGGCCTCTTACACCATCCGCATAGTAACCGACACGTATAATATCACTAGTTCTCATGAAATTTCCCATGGAAAAATTAACCATCTATTATCATTATATAATAATGAACCACAATAGTCAAGATTTTTTGAAAAATATTCTGAATTCAATGAGAGCTGTTTGTCAAACAAAGCAGCGTATTTGACATTAGGGGCAACTTTAATCACCTCATAAAATGTTTTACCAGAATCAATCAAGTCGTCAATCACTAGTGTAGTTTCTTTATTATATTGTTTAAGTAACTTTTTATCTTTTTTAGATCCATCCCTTGTCTGCCAAACAAGAGGAATAAAAGGCAAGTTAAGTTTATGAGATAACATTACACCTGGAATTAGACCTCCACGAGAAAGTCCAATTACAACATCAAAATTATCTTTTTTAGATAAAATAGTATTTGCAATTTTATTTACTTCATTTTCAATTTGTTGCCAAGAAATATTAACTGTTTCCATACTATGTGCCTATTTTATTACCGTAAACATAACAATGATTTCTTGTAGCAACTTTGTATCCTTTTTGCATTGCTGAATTACAAATACTTTCTACATTTTCCTGTTCTTCTTTTGTTGCACCTACAGGCATAATCCAAATATCAGGAGTAGATATCTCTGCCCTTTTGCTAAATAGTCGAATTTCATTGGCACAATATTCTATTTCTTGCCAGCTTTCTTCAGAACCATTACAGACAAATTTTATAATACCAGTGCTTTTTGTACTGTCAATATATGACATAAATGTATCTACAAGCACCTGTCCAACTTCACCGGAAGTATTAAATAATTTTGGACTAATTGCCCAATGCCAACGAACACCTATATCATAAAGATATTCATTAATATAAGTTTGCAATTCTTTGTTTAACTTCTTTGTTCCATTTGTTTCAACTGTAATAAGTTTAGGTATATTACCGCGTTGCACAAGTGTGTTTACAATTTCTTTCATTTGTTTTTGTTGTAACATAGGTTCACCCCCAGTGAAAGACAACATATTTTCCTGTTGACTTACTGGGTGTGTAAATTTACCTAGAGGTAGGAGAGATTCTATTTGATCACAAGCACCATCAACATCAGTGTCTTTAGCAAGATGTTTAAATTTATTTGACCACGAATAAGAAGAATCACACCCTTTATTCCAAACAGGAAGATTTTCTAGTCGATCTACTGCAATCAAATCAAAATCTTTATAAGGAAGTTCCCAAGTATCAGGTTGTGTTGGATGATCTTGACCAAATCCATTGCACTCTAAATTGCAACCGAAAAATCTAAGCCAAACAGAAGGTGTTCCTGCTAGTTCTGCTTCGCCTTGAAACGACCAAAACATTTCAGAGTAACGAATTCTCATCTTTTATCCTTTACACAATATAAAAATAATATACCATTATATTTTATTTAAACCTCTTTGTCAAGCAATTCTTCAACTTCTTCGTCCAATTCAAACTCATCAACATCATCTATAATTTCACTGTCTAAAGAACTTTCAGATTTAGACTCATCAAAGTATTTAGGTCTTCTTTTAAAGACTGTAGGTGATGCTTTAGCAAAATCTTCCTTTTGTTTAGCGTTGGTATCTATTTGACTTTGAATCCAATTTAGATATTCATAGTTATCACCACCACCTTCAATTTCATCTAACAATTGTTGTAGGTCAATACTCTGTAAATATCTAAGTTTAGTTTCAGTGTGTTTGGCTTCTTTTTTGATACGGCGTATAAAACTATAGTATGTTATTTGTGTAAAATATGCAAAAGGATTCTCACTCTTTTCAGGATTAAATCTATCAGCATATCGTAAACAGTTTTCAATACCATCAAGAATCATTTCATCTCGGAAAGTATAGTTTACAAAATTAGATTTATATGCAAGATGATTGCAAATTTTAACAAAACATTCCCCCAAATAGTTTGTGCATTGGGGTCGTTTATTTCCTGCGGATTCAGAAATAGAGATTTCATTCTTCCACTCTTTCATTGCTTGGAAGAACTTTTTATTGTCAATATAATGAACTGATGTTTTTGCCATAATTTATTTACGCCTCACTTTAATATACTATAATACTACAATAATTTATGTTTGTCAAGTGCAAAAAATGCTTGACATGGTTTTTTCTAATTGATATAATTGCTTTGTTAGAAAGAAAGGGATAAATCAATGTATGACTTCATCACCACTCTGTAACTTATCAAGTAAATCTTTCAAGTAATCAAGTTCATTTTCACTTAAATCATCAGAACTGTTTACACTGTGGTCTTCTTTGTAGAAGTTACCTTCGAAATTAATATTCTTTTTATATGCAGTGGATACCATCTCTTCATATGAAAAGTTTAAACGTTCATCTAAAGGATTGCAAGTCATTACGTTGTAAGGATCTATACAAATTTCAGTTTCTCTTGTTAATATCAAATAAGGCCTTAGCGTCATTTGTTCACCTGTAAGTTTTCCTTCAGAGTTCATTACAGGTTTAAAATGTACTTCTAGAGGATATTGAATTATAAACTCATCTGAAGATGTGATAATATCGCCTACAATAGTAGTACCATTAATTAATCTAATTACTTGATAATTATTGTCCATCAATCGGAATCCTTACTAGTTTATAATTGAAACCTTCTTCATTGTATAATTTTATTCGTTCTATCATATGTATCAAAGTATAATTCTTTTTAGATTTCCATTGTAAGTCGTCACCAATATCAAATAGATTACAAGAAAGTTTATCAGTTCCTTTTCGTAATCCTCTACCAATACTCTGTAAATTTCTTACTCTGCTTTTACTAGGTGATGCAAAAACAATATTGTGCAAGTTCCTTATATTTATACCTGTACTAAAAGTGCCATAAGAGGCAACAATAATTGCATCGGTTTCATTCTCAGTAATAGCACGAATCTGTTCTCTAGTATCAGTATCAGTTCCTCCAAATACAAAAAAGACTTTTCTAGTATCACCTATTTTATTATTAATCATATCGAATATTATTCGACCATGTTTTTCTACATACTGAAACAGAACAAGAGTATTACCTTTCTGTGTTATGGATAAATTTCTTATAATTATATTTCTTTTGTTATTACTAACAAGCCAATCCATTTCTTCCTGATACGTCATATCTTTCATAGATTTTCTATCACTTTCAGGATAATCTAAAACCATAGCAACTATTTTTAATTCTGCTATTCGATTTGTGTCCATCAATTTTTTAGTAGTAGTTACATGCTTTACAGTACCGAATATACCCTCAAGAACTAATTTATGAGTTTTGGATCCATCTAATGTACCCGTAGTTCCTATTCGATACTTAGAGTTTACACACTTATCTAAAATAGTTGTTAATGATTTTGCTTTGAACAGGTGTGCTTCATCACCATATATTACATCAAACTTATCAAACCAAGACTTTGGATATTTGTATATTGATTGCCAAGTAGATATTGTTATTGGATAATCATTTGTTTTTTCTTTGCCGCCATAAATTCTGTGACAGTTTTCTGATACTCGCCAATCATCTTTTGTTGAATAATCTTGAAAGTCACCGTATAGTTGTTCAACCAAAGAAGTAGTAGGAACAATAATCAATTGTTTACGATCAACTCGTTGATGGTATCTTATAAGAGTATAAATTATAAGTGACTTACCAGATGCAGTTGGAGATAGTAACAAACTTCTTCCATTATTTATTGCGTGTTTAACTGCTTCAATTTGATAGTTTCGTATTTCAATATCTTTTTCCTGACTTTGTAATTTTAAAGACTTTGCAAAATTTTCAACATATTCTGTTGATACCGGATCTCCTACATTCTCCATGTCAAGTTCTATAGGATATTCTAATGTGTTTGCAAACTCTTTTAGATAAGGCAGTAACCCGACATACAGTTCTCTTCTATACATATTGTATAGCCGCGCTTTACCATCCCACATTCTATTTTTATAGAGTGGCATAAACTTAGCGCCAGGAACATCAAATGTAAAGAAGTCATTAAGTTCTTGTGAAATACTAGGATCAGTAGTTATTCTCAAGTACACTTCATTTATTTTAGTAACTTTTATCACATTAGACCATTTGTAAATTTGTGCCACTCAATTGCGGACTTGATATCCCATGTTCTGCTGCTCAAAGATTTCATTATAAGTTCACATTGATATAAACATGCTTTAATATATTCAATCTTGTCTACAACTTTTATTACGTCTGGATCACTGTCTAGAAATTCTATCATTTCATTTTTTAAGGGATGATTGCCTAAATATTGTGACCAACCTAGTTCTAAGAGTTCTTCTTTAGAGAGTTCTCCTCTATAGTACTTCCACTTTAGTCTACGCAAAGATAACATTTGCGACTCATATTTTCTGAGTTGCAATTTAAATGTTGTTAGGTGATTAAGATATTTTGCATGAAGTTCGGGTGTTTTAGTTGATGCGCTACCCAAATTCAATTCATCAATTTTACAATCTGATGTCCATTGATCTTGTAATTCATTCAATGTTATCATTGATAACTCCCATAAATAATATATTTTTAAATCTCAAACATTACAATATTATTTATACGAGAAAAAAATCTGTTAAATAGATTCAATCTTATACTGTCTATACCTGAATGATGCTAGACCTTGAAAGTATTCAGAATTTCCCAAATCAAAATCTAGCCCACTCAAAGCAACTGGAAAAACTTCTTGAAAAACAATTTTTATAAAAGGAATGTTATTAGAATTTAAAATGAACAAAGATGCTTCACTTGTTAAAGCAGCGGTTGCGTTAACAACTGTTTTGCCTGGAAATCTATATATTTGAGATTGAACATAATTTGTATATTCATCGGAGCTTTCTGGGCTACCTAAACCTCTCATCCAATTATATATTTCATTATAGTTTGCCATGTTTTCTTGTATAAGAAATCTTATGTTAAGTTCACCAAATGAAATCTTTTCTCCTGGCAGAGGAAAGTCAATCAAAGGGGTGGCTTGTGTGGCCACCCCTAAGGTAACATCGGGGATATTTGCTGATTGACAGAAAAACGAAACGTTAGGAATATTATGCACTAGAAACTTGAAACCATTAGGTCTCATGTAATCTAGTTCAGATGGATTACCTGCCGCAAATGTTGCTTCTGTAATAGTAGATGTTGGAATGTATGCCATAGTGTCACCTTTTCGATGACACTATTTATAATACTTAAACATTACATTCCGATTGAGGTTTTTGCGATTACAAAAAAAGGTAAAGTTATAAAACAAAACATTAAGAATGTTGAAAAAATTACTGGTGCTATCATCCTACGGTTACTCATAAATTATAAACCCTTGTTTTTAAAGTTACTTAAAGTAACGACATTGTTACTTTAATACACTATATATAATATCAAGAATTTAGACATCTGTCAATGCAATTTTTAAACATAAAAAAAGGGGCTACGAATAGCCCCTTA